GATATCTTTCATCAGGTAGCGTCATTATGTAATTGTACTTCCAGGTCATCTAGTTTATTAATGGCAGATTCATCAAACTCCACCTCTTCATCTAATTGTACACTATCTGAGCCCACTTCGTCAAACAAGTTGGCAAACATGGTACTAGCATTAACTGTTTTCTTGCCTGTAGCACCGCGTGTACCTGGAATAGCTTGCCAAAATTTATCAAAACTATCAATAACTGCGTTAGCAGTATCTCTGTCGTCACAGCTAAAAATAGCATCAACTACATCTTTGAAATAAATTCTATTAAACTTTTCTTGTACTAACATAGCAGGACATAGTCCAGCATCATACTGCCTGTTAGCTTCTTGTACGCTGTTTAAATGTAGCCAAACATTATGACCCATCATAATAGCATAGGTAAAACTATCCCAACTAGTCTTGCCTTCTTTACCAATCTTATTTAGGTCACCTGGCCCGTAGATACAAATGTCCTTAACTTCAACACCGTCCATTAATGGACTGGTAGTAAAGCTAGTAAAGTGTTTATCTTGTACTACGACGTCTTGGAAGAGTCGTGTGTCTTTTGCGTACTTTTTGTTGTCGAGACTAGGTAACATACGGTAGAGCCATTTTTCTCTATCGGTAATTTCTGTTTGGACATAGATTTGACCGTTTGCGGTGGCAAGGAACGGCGAGGCGCAATCAAAAGAGATGGTAAAGTTTTCATTGTGGTATTTCCTTATGGCTCGTTGAATATCAGTTAAAAGTAATGCCCACTCTAATTTAGAGGTGCCCAAAAAGTGCATCCAGTCTTGCTTACCCTTTTCTAAGAGTCCGTCAAAACGTAATGCTACTAATCTCTTCAGTACTAAGTGTACGTCACACATGTTCTGCCCACCCATAGCCCAACCATTGAATGGTCGTTCATATTTGGTTGGATCGCAGAATTCTTTCATCTGCTCGTACCAGTCATCTGCTTGTGCGTGATTTTCGCCTTGTAGTACGTTTAAGAATTTACAAGCACCTGTACGATGCTTAATCCAATAATTATTATTGTACTTGGTAGCACTAACCGCTTGTTCATAACTAGCAATACCGCTATTTTTAGCACCAACTGGACTACGAGCGACCCACGCTGGGATATCAAGCACCATGCCATAATCCATAAGCGCATCCATCCACTTAAGAACTTGCTCACGCTTCTTTTGAGCTGCATCTAACTTAGCTTGATACAATTTAACATGATCAATCTTAGTGTACTTAGGATTGCCATTTTTATCTGTTTTAGGTTGTCCAGTAGGATGTAATTGCGGAACAAGTTCAATACCCTTGGCAACTGCTTCAGCCATACGTTGTGCTACTTCGGGCCCTGTTGGATCATTCCACTCACCTTCCCAAACACCTTTACCAATCTGGAAACCTCCAGAGTCGCCTAGTACCCAACTAGTTGTACGGTCTCTGTTACGAAACATATCTTCACTAGGATCAGGTTTAGTCAAATCTAAATTAGCGTGTCCAGCTGAGTACAAGCAATGGTCAAAGTAAAATGCCGCATTGGGATTCAAATAATTCATTGCTTCAATACCCATTGGCCCAAAGCTAGCAGGAATGCGAGCCGGGTCTACATAGTTACCATAACGTTGTTTGCCTATATATGTACTATAAAAGCCCGAGGTGGCAGGCAAGAAATAAGCATAATCGCTCTGCGCCGCTGTTAAATTTTTATTCAATTTTGCCCCACTTTATTTTTAACCACATTCGTTCCATAACATAATGTAGAATTGCTAGTACAACATGTATTAGTACTGCATCGCTTAGTCCAGTCCACAGAGCAGTTATAAGCAAAGCAGTAATCCTGTAAATAATTGTTCTTGCTACAGTTCGTTTATGTGTTTCCATTAATTTCTCTTTGCTCGCACTTCGTTCATTACTTGACCAATTTCGTTCTTGGCACGAATACGTTCTCGGTCAAGGTATTGAACTTGAGTTAACAAGCGGCCAATTTGTTCTTGTAACAATTTGACCTGCTTTTGTAGCTCCAATATTTTTGGATCTACTTGACTCATTTAGCTTGTGCTGGCAAAATGTAGTTGTATTCAGCCATGCCGCTATCTACAGTAATTTGTAATGCGCCAGCGTCTGCGATACGCATTGTTACGTCACCGCTTAGACTTAGAATACTTTGGATCTGGCTAACTGGCCATGCCCATGTTTGTTTCAGTTTACCTGTAACGCCAGATTGGAAAACAAAGTTACCTGCGTGTGTACTTGCGTCGCCAAAACTAAACACTAGGTCATCGCCGTCTGTTTTAACTTGGAATGTTGTTTCCTCAGTATGAGCCGCCGCTTGAAATTTCAAACGTTGAATACTTGATACACTTGGAACAAATTCAATATCCCATTTAGCACCTTTGAACTTAACTGTCTTAAGTTGCTCGTTAATGATTTCAGCGTTCATAAAACGATAGTCATTAACAAAGTCACCTACGTTGTTTTCAAAGTGAAGTCCGCTTGGAACTACTTCTCCGTTACGTGTTTGCGTAACAATAGAAATACTTGCGCCTTCTTTGTATTCTGGACACTTCAAATGCAAGTCCAATTTGTTTAAGTTAGGCATACCAAATACGCCATCAAACTGGCCCACTGGATTGTGCGTTTTAGCTTGTAAAATAACCGAACGATCTTCTGCCATCGATTCGATTGTAGTTTCATTTTTATCGCTACTAATTTTAACTAGCGGTAAAAATCCTAAGCTATGTGTATGTGCTACTAAGTCTTGTAAAATATCTTTCATGAGAATCTCCTATATGTCTATTATATTTAGGTTTTGCCTTAAAGTCAAGTGTTTTTTCTTACTTTATTGTTGTATTGGATGGCGGATTCCACCAATGTTATGTTTGCTTCAATTGAACGAGTCCAATGTACTAGTGCTTCTGTGTCTTTAGGAAAACACGCTCCTCCAAACCCACGCAAGTTATCGATGCCAGGAACTATAGTATGCCCTGGCCCAATTCTCGTATCCTGTGTTACAATGTGTCTTACGATTTCGTAATCCATTCCAGTCTTTTCACAAATATCAAATACTTGATTAAAGAAAGAAACTTTCAAAGCAAGAAACGAATTAGCAGTATATTTGACTAAACATGCTTCTTCCTCTGTACAATGAAATACTAGTTTACAGTTTGGCAACGTGTTTAAAAATAACTCATGCCAAAATGAATCAGGATCAGTGCCGCCTAATACAATATACTTTTGATTTATAAAATCTTGAGTAGCTGTACTAGCACGTAAAAACTCTGGACTGTAGCAAATGCTGTGGGTTGGATATATTTCTTTGAATACAGTTACGCCCGATGGAGTAATAGTACTTTTGACAAGAACAGGCATAAACATTGGAACTTGATCCAATACGTTTGCTATGTTCTCAACAATAATACCATTTTCTCCTGTAGGCGTATCGACACAAATAATAATGCCATCTGCGTCAATATTTTCTTTAATTGTATCGGCAGTATACTTAGGATCAACAATAACTAATTCGTGTTTTTGTTTTAATCCTTCGTACACTGCTTTGCCAACAAACCCGTACCCTGCGATAATTATCTTCATATTAAAACTCAAATAATGAATTAAATGTGTTCTTTTCTTCAGTACTGCGAACGTCCCACTTCAAAACGCCAATCAAGTTATCAATTTTATTATCAATAATTGTTTGTTCCATTTCTGCGTGGTCAAACGGCATATCTTTAAACCATTGTGGAAGTCGCAATTCATCAACTGGATAAGCAACACTAGTAAAGCCCATTGGATTTTGTTTTAATTTACAAACAATGACCTTTGCGCCGTCAGTGATGTTCATCGAATACTTGTCGTTAAACATGCGTTTCAATGTGTTCCAGTTAATACTTGCTCTAACATGTCCAGGCATGTTAGCTTTGCCGGCCTTCTTTTCTTTTTCTTGATATTCGGTAATTTTGTTAGCACGTTTAGGGCTACCTTTTTCCCAGCCTGGCCGGCTTTTGAATTTTAATCTAAATTCACTAATGTGTAACAACACATCATCTTCGGTGGCTCCTGTTAAGACCTTTTCAAGAATATCGCTTAAAAAGTTCTGAATAAATTCCGGCGTATCACTACGCTTCAGATCCAAGCCCATGGCCTTGATCTTACCAGGTTTACCATCTACGTCTGCTCGTTTGCCTTCCTTGTCATAGTACAGCACCGCATAACGCTTTTTGGTAATAAACAAACTCTTACTACCAACAATTTCACGACCCGCTTTAATAACTTCACCGCGTGTTTTTGGCACGTGAAACGAATCCAACATAAACTGCGGAAAGGTTGTATTAACTTCTTCACCAATTTGGTCGTACAAGTTAATTACAGTTTCTTTAGTCCACGGGATATTACCAGCATCAATGTCTTTTTGTAAAGTTTTGAATGCTGAAAAATAACACGAGTCAGTATCACCGTAGATAATTGCTTTGCCACGATAATCATAATCTCCTGCTACAATTTCATTTACTTTGCCAGCCATATGTTTAACAATTTGACGACCGGTTAGTGTAGTTGATTGTCCAATACGCTTGTCAAAGAATCTACAACCTGGATTCAAAATAGCACCATACAAACTGTTTAAGTTAATTTTCTTAACTAGCTGTCGTTTGTCCCAATACTCTTCTTCAATCTTGTTGCCTGTTTTGATACATTCTTTTAACTTGGCCTGCATCTCTTTACGTTCAGCATACCAGCGTTTGAGTAGTCCGGGAATAATACCTTCTTTCTCGTAAGTAAAAATAGTGCCGTTAGCACTTAGTACCCAGGGCTGATGACTGTCAAATATTAGCTTGTATACTTCAGCGGCACTAACGATATCCGTTTGACCATTTTCCCAGTCAATCGTAATTTCTGTGCCAATTTCTTGATTCATTACAGCAGTATATTCCATTGAGCCAAACATACCTTCCCAGCTGGCCGCAAATGATTTGCCTTTTGCCATGAGGTTGTCGATATACTCTTGCGTCATTGTTTGACGTAACTGACCAATAATAGTTTCTGGACCCATGTTAAGCGCACGAATAGCACTTGGATAAAGACTGTTGATGTCTAGTGAACCAATCCAGTCATGGATGCCTTCTTTAGGATAAGCAACATACGCACCTGCGGCCGCAGTATTCTCTTCACGGTCATCCATCTTAGTTCTATTAGGAACTTGGAAACCTCTACGATGTGCTTCGTTGATAATGGCCTGTTCAGTCACAGCCACAGCACCCATTGTTGTTTGTAGTAGCACAGTATTTTCATGTGCTAGTGTGTTGGCAAGATCTAGAAACTTTAGTTTCTTATCCATACGGTCAAGAAGCGCACAGTCTTGTCTGTTGTATTCAATGAACGTTTTAAAGTCATTGTTGTACAGTTGATCCAGCGTTCCTTCGTATTGTGTTTTACGTTCGCCTAGTTCATATTCCGCAATAGCGTCCAATCGATATGAGTGGCGTTCTTCATAGGTATACTTGCGGTACAGCTCGAGACTGTCCAAATGAACACGACCAACAAAATCATAAGTAACAGCTTGTCTTCCAAATTTTTCGTACTCCCTACGTTTAGGATATTGATCAAACAAACAGAACCGTCTAGTATCGTCTTTACTCAGTGCCTTAGTTACACGATTAACGGTGTAAGGAATATCAAATCCTTCGCTGTTCCAACCAGTTAAAATATCTGCATCTTGAATAATGTCTAGGAATGTATCCAACATATCTGCTTCGTTATCAAACAGCATGGTATTGGGAAATTCTTCAACTTGTGCTTTGGCTTCTTCCATGGTAAGAGTCTTTGGCGGTATAGCCAAACACACCATAGTATCCATCCATTGTAGGTGAACAGCGATAGCAGTAATTGGCATAAACGCATCATCTGGCGATGCGTAGCCACGTTCTGGATCAAAGTCCACCTCAATGTCCCAGAACGCTACATTGAGCTTTGGGGGTTCTGCGTTTAAATAATTTTCACTTAAACATGAAAATATTGGATTAATATCTGATTCAAATAATTTTTGACTACTATGGATTGCTTGTTCTTTGCGGAGTTCTTTTGTACTCTTACAAACAACCTTACCAAGCGTGTCACCATATATCGATTGATATTTTCCACGTTGGTCTTTATAGTAAAATGTGTGGCGTACAGGGATATCTCTAAATTCCCTCTTGCCATCTTTGTTGCGTTCGACCACTTTAATAACATCGTTATTACGGTCAAACCATGCGTCTACATAGCTCATTTATTCTCCATATGTCATTTCAGGCTGACAAACACCATTTGTGCGGCTTATGGCCCGCGGACCTTTCTTTGTATTACTTATTAGATACGCTTAGTGATATCCAAAATTGCTTCAATTTCTGCCCAATCTTCGTTGTAAGTCTGCCAATCGCCTTTATGTGCGATTTTAATTGCCTTGTTAATAACGCTAGGTTTGACATTCAGTTCTTCTGCCACTGCCTTAACTGTTTCCTTTAAGCCTTCTGATAAATCTTCAATTTCGCGAAGCACTGTAGAACCTTCACTAATTAATCTTTCTAGTTTTGCCTTTTCTTCTGCACCGTATGAACGTCCTGACATGTAAGTCTCCTTAACTATAGCCTAATTATATATTAATTATCTTAATAGAGCAACCGTTATGATATTTTTGAGGTAAAAATGGCAGAAATAAATCTGCCATTTTAATTACTTTTGTACACTAGTAGTTGTAGATGGTACAAACTCGGGACGCTGTGGTTTAACTGTAGTATCTGCTTTTTGATCGCTTTGTACTCCGCCAAATTTGCTAGCCGCTGCAACAATATCATCAGTTTCTTTATCATCTGGAAACATAGCAACTAACATCTTAACTAAACTTTGAAGTTGTGTGCTAAG